GCATGCGAGGGTAAGACGCCTTCACCTTAGAAATGACCGGAGCCAACGCCGCTTTGATGTCCCGGTTGAACTGCTTTCGCAGCTCGGGGTCCAGCTGCCGCAGCTGCTTGATGGTGTCTTTGACGCCCACCACTTCGCTGGTCAGTTGTGCGGGCATTACCTTCGGGACTCCTGCATTACGTCCATCACGGTATTTAGGTCTTTCATGGTGAACGTTACATCCGGGGGCCAGAAACCAGTCTGCGCCAGCACGACGGCTAACGCTCGGCTTACTGTCCCCCGTCCGTAGGGTTTGAATCGGCGGGTACGTCCCCGTCGATTACTTCGAGGTCCTCGACTACATCGACGAACTCGTCGAACGTCTTTGGTACGGCTATGCCTGCCGTGGACGCTGCCTTCCATGCAAGGAACGCAATGTATTCGAGCCGGGGCGCCATTTGTAGAACCTGCGCCGACACGTTGAAGTGCCGCTCAAATGCAATGGTGTTCCGAATAGATGCAATGTCCACGACATGCTTAGCCGTGCCGATGGTGAAACTGATGTTTCCCGATACTGCCGACGTTTCCGCCATGTGTTCCCCCTGGTTACTTGTTAGGTGACGTCACGAACCCAAGTGCCGCCGCTGAATGACACTTCCATGACCTGAAGCTCGCCCACCGTGTAGGTGATGGGGTAGTTGCCGATCATCGTGTTACTGATGAGCCACTCCGGGTTATCTGCCGCCGGTGCGCCTGCATCCTTACGGATCACGATAGCGGTGTCACCCGCGCCAAGCTCGGCGGCTACAGCTGTCTCCACGCTGTTTGCGCCGTAGTCGACGTACAGGGTGATGGTGCCCTCAACAGTCTGAAGTCCGCCGGCGAAACGCTCGCCACCGTCGCCGAACGCGGTAGAGGTCAGAGGCGCCTGCCCCAGCGTGAGGCTAACGGCGCTGCACTGGTCGGCCAGCTGCACGCCACCAATGGTGAGGCTCGCCGGCTGTGAAAGGTAAACGGTTGCCGCCATTGGGGCTAACTCCTTTGTGTTCCGACCCGAACCGTGAGGTCATAGGTCGGGATTTGCTGTTCACCGATCTGCATGAGGCCGGGAAACCCTCGAATGAGGGAAATGCCGCTGTTCATGATGGTGTCGGCTGTGGTGATGAGGTAATCAACTGCGTCCTGATTGCCCGGTGGGGCCGCAAGGATCTTGACGCCGATTTCAATGTCGGCAATGTTTGAGTTGAAGCAGGTGAACGTCGGAGGCTCCACCAGCACGGTGATGGGCCGCGCATTGCGAATGTCCGTCACCACCTTCAGCCCTAGGGCCGTGAGGGAAGTGACCACGGTTGCCTGTGCATCGGCAAAGATTCCGGTGGCGGTCATGCCACCTGCGAACGGTTGATACCCAGCAGGCGGTTAATCTGGCCGCTGGAACCGAACGGGACCGGGTTGCCCATCTGCTCAAAGGATGAGAACGAATCGACAGACCCGCGTTCGCGGTACAGGGTGGCCGCATACATCACGGTCCCTAGCTTTGCGTCGTCACCTGGTGCAGTGGTGAGGCTGTCGAAATAGCCCGCTTCCCGGCGCCGGCGGTATGCGTAGGCGTTGGCCGCGTTGACGCATGTACCAATGAATGCCGTGTCGTTAGAGGTCGACGATGCGATCCCCAGCCACTCCACGACGTTTGCCGACACAATCCATGTGCAGGTAGCCGTAAAGGTAAGCGTGCCAGCCACCGGCCCACGCGCAATGTCGGCGTGAGTCTTTGCAACCATGAGCTGGTCGGTGATGATCTCCTCGGTGTTGAAAATAAAGTCGCCTTCATCGTCAACGCCCAGGAACTCATAAATCGGGACCGCGACCACCGTATAGGTGCCGTTCAGCGTCGCGCCCAGCCCTGCCAGCGTGACTGACTGACCCGTGCCAATCTCCGTACCCTCCAGCGTCTGCACGACCAAATAGTCGTCAGTTACCTGTCGGTGGGTGATTGTGTAGGTCGCCATGGTCAGTCAGTCAGCCGGTCGCGGCTTAGATGAACGCAGCCTTGCGGAACTTCTGGTTGTCGATCATGAGCGTGGCGAAGTAGCCACGGAAGGCCAGCGTGCGAGCCAGCAGCTCGGGAACGTCCACCGAAATGGCGCCCTTCTGCTGCTCAAAGATCTCAAAGCCGGAAGCGTCGCCAGCGATCAGCGTGTCGTTGGGGAAGTTACGGTCCACGACCACGCGCAGGCCAAAGGCCACCGCGTCCATGGTCCCCGGTCCCATGTTGCCAAAGGCGTTCATGGGGCCAACCTGCGGGAACAGCGGCCGGTCCTGACTGTCAGTCAGTCGCCCAAGTGCGCCCCAGATGTTCGGGGACACAAAGACATGGTTGGGAAGGTTGCCGTTGGACGTGTTGAGGATGCCCTCGGCAGCTCCGTAGAACCATTCCGCCCACTCGGTCGGATCGTTGATGTTGGCCGCCGTGAAGTTGGCCGTCACCGTGGCGCCAGCTGCCAGCGCGTCAGCGGCCGCGTTGTCCGTCTGGTTCGCGTAGACGCGCCCCAGGTCGTCCAGCACGAGAGACAGCACTGCCGGGTCAGACCAGTCGAGGTCCTGCTCCGAAATCTGGACGTACCCGCCAAAGGTCTTTTTCGTCACCTGGTTATCAGTAACCACAAGCGTGCCGCTCTGAAGCGTGTCGAACTCGGCCACCTGCTCCGCAATGCTGGTGTGAGTCGTCACCTCGGGACGGATGAACACCTTGCCGCCACCCGGCATAGCGCGGGCGCCAATGGCGTCGACCACCGGGCGCATGCCGATGAAGTTGTTGTAGACCGGGCCGATGATCGGCTCGGGGAGGATGCCGGGAGTATCGGCGGTGCCGATCTCCGGCGCAGCTGCGTGCACGGCGGCCCGCATGCGCTCAAAGCTTGCCCCACCCTTGACCATTGCGGCGATGTATTCCACTGCCGTCGGCAGCTCGGGACGCGCCATGGCGTACATGATGGGGTTGGTGGGAGTGGTGGCCTCTGCCGCGATCGGCTCGGCCTTCTCGGCGTCGGTCATTTCCTCTGGCTCCTCATTCTGGGTTTCGGGGTCCTGCTGTTCGTCGCCGGGGTCCGGGACGGTTGCCGCAATCTCTGTGATTACGGCTTCCCTGAACGCCGGGACGGCGACTAGGGACAGTTCGACCAGTGCCGCCTCTGTGACGGTCATGACCCCGGCGGGGTCGGTCGTGAAGGTGATGGGCTGGGCGCCGACGGAAACAGAGTCATACGCCCCGGCCTTGAGCAGCGCGACGGCATCACGGCTCGCCCTGGTGTCTGCAAGCGTGGCCTCAAACTCCAGCCCGTCGTCACCGTCGGCCAGCGTGTCGACGATGCCGCGCAGCTGCGTCATGTCGTGGTTCTCAAGCAGCTTTGCGGGCTTCTGGCCAGTGTCGAACGCCCCACGGCTGAACTTGACCTCGGTGCCGTCGGAAACGGTCGCCACGGTGTCCCAAGGGACCGCGATCCCGGCAATGCGAGCGGGTCGCGTTTCGTCCCCGGCCTCTGCGGTGATCAGATCGGGGTTAGCGTTGAATCGAATCACGATGCAATCTCCAAATCATCAGCCGGCGAACCAGCGGGTTCCCGCTCGGTTGGGGTGAACTCTTCGAGGTATTCGTCCAGCGCAAAGGCAACGTGGCGCCCCCTGGGCAGAATGTCGTCCATGCTTAGACGCTCCTCGATTGCGTGCAGCACCGGGCGGGCACCGAACAGAATGAGGTCCTGACGCGCCTGCTGCGCGTTCGCGTAGGTCATGCCCGACTGGTCAATCGCCAGCAGGTACGCCGGAATGTCCATCAGGCGGGAGAGTTCCTTGGTCTGGTACTCACGCCCCTCCACGAGCTGCAACTTCGACGGGTCGGCGTCAAACTCGGTAAACTTGACCATTTCGTTTAGGGCGCCGATTGCGTTAGTGCGCCGGTTGGCCGCCCACGCCGCTGCCATTTCGGCGAGCTCCTCGCCGCTCATGGGTTCCCCGCCAGTCTGCTGGAGGTAGCCCGCGGCGATCTCGTTAGTTGCGAAACGCTCCGCCGCCTGGTCAAGCCGCAAAGCAATCTGGATTGCGCGGCGCCCCTGATAAATGATGCCCTGCGATCCGCTAAGGAACTGGACGATTTGCGAGGGGTCAAGCGGCAGGCCGTTGAACGTGAGCGTTTCAGCAGGGCCGAACCATTCCGGCGGTGCGTTGTCCGGCGTGTCCACAAGGTTTGCGGGAAGCCACTGGAACGTTGCCGGGTAGCCGGTGGAGTAGCGGCTTGTGACCATCCAGAATGCGCGGCCATACAGAATGAGGTCGCGGGCGGTCTTGGCCATGATGAAGTTTCGCGTCACCCTAGGATCGGGTCGCGTCATCCACGACTCGCCTTCGACGTACAACTTTTCATAACGCTGGCCAGTCCACTGCAACGTGTAGCTGCGGATGTTTAGCGTCGCCGCCACGGTGGAGAGCAGGGAGATTGCCCTTGCCACCGTGGGGACGCTAAGGGCCGCTTCCTCGGCAGCGCCCACGCTGTAACCAAGGAAGGAACCGTTCTGGGGAGCGCCCGCCGCCGCCGCAATCGGGACGGACGCCATCGCCGGTACGGCCTTCACCTTTCGGCTGAACAGCTCCATAGGTGAATCATGCGGCAGGCAATCGTTATTTACAAGCGCCTGGCACTAGAGATAGAAAGTGATACCCATGAGAGGCAGAGGGGGAACCACTGCCCCCCATGGGCGCGGCAATGTTATCTACTGAATGCAATCGCGGGGCGCTGTTTACTTACAGGCTTAGCGATAAGCGCCGCTGCAAAGATCATGCAACGTGCCAGCGTGATAGGTCCGGACGATTTCTGGGACGACAGGGCGTAGCCCCGTTGTGTCTTTACGCCCACAGCACGGTCGACATGCTCGGCAAGCATCTGCTCCCCAGTGTGGACGACGCGCCCCTCGGTTATCAGCTGCCGGATCGTTGCGGTATGCGTCGCCAGTTCGGCGTAGCCCACGCAAACTTTCTTACGGTCAAGCGCCGGCGGGGCAAGGTCAAACAGTGACGGGGTGAGGGCGATACGGTCGCACGTTGCCGCGCTTTCGTTCACGGCCTTCCAGCACCCCGCGAGGGAATCGGCGAGGAACTCCACCGTGACGCCTATCAAGTCATCACCCACCCGCTGCGCCCTTACGCCGCAGTAGAGGGATTCATCCATAGACGAATCAACAGCCAGCACGCCGCCGGCGGGAATGTCGTCAACCTCTAGGGACGCAAACAGCCCCGGCGGTAGCCACGAGCGTTCAGACGAGATCCACACATTCAGGGACGCACGCAGGAATGCGGCTTTGTCCACCTGCTCGGCCTCGTCGGCCAGTACGTCCGGTTCCAGCGTGTAGCCCAGCGCCGGGTTGGCCATGGGCCACACTTCCGGCGAAGTCATGGGGTCGATGCCTGGAGGTACTGACCACTCGGCCATGTATAGCTTGGTCGACTTCCCCTGGTCGATTGCCCGTAGCCCTTCCTCCCGCATTTGCAGCATGGCGTGGGAATCCTCGGTGCCGGCGGTTGACCAGCACGACAGGAGCGGAGATTTCATAACCCGCTGCGACGGGAGGGCACCGTTGAGCAATACGTCGCGTGAGATGTTCCACACTTCGTCGGCAATGATGTACGTCGGGCTAAACCCGTGGAAAGCCTTGGGAGTCGCGGCCTGCACAAGCCACCTGGTGCCGTCCGGCATGATTGCCTCATTGCGCCCGTAGCTCCACTTGACCTTTGCGCCATACTCTTTGTCAAGGATCGGGGCCAACGCCTCAAAGATTTCTACGGCGAGATCCAGCTGGTGCGCGGTGCTAATCACCATGATCGGCTCGCCCCGGCGCTGCGGTTCCTGCGTGAGACACCACAGGATCATGGCTTTCAGGGCCATGGTCTTACCGTTCTGCCGTGCAACCGAAACCAAAGACCGCCGGCGGATGAGGTTCCCGTCGTCGTCATGCTCCAGCTGGCCATTGAGTGCCGTGACCTGCCATGGCATGAGGTCAACCTTCAACAAACGCTTGGCAACCTCTGCCACCTGGTGCCCGTAACTAGGTCCTCCCAACATGGGCGTTAGTAGCCGGGGTGCGATCTGGCCGGGTGCGATTACATCCGTCGGCTTATTCCCCAGCGCTGTTGAATCTGTGGCCCTGTCGCCACTTTCGGATAGACAGAAAATTGGGGTCGGGGTCAACGTTGCTTCA